AAAGGTTAAATAAAATAGACTTGACAAGATATAACAAATAACATATTATCCCAGGTATAACAGAAAGGAAAATATGACAACTAAAATAAAAACAACTAATCCTTATTCAGGCCAAAGCGAAATGCTAACACCTGAAGAACATAAACTGTATGTTGAAGTTAAACAGGCAGAAGTGAACGAGGATTACAAAACAATGCAACGTAAGTTAAGTCAGTTTAGTAGGCTTAACCCGTCAGCTTATATGACACTTTTGGACTGACATATTTTCCCAGTTAGTCAATAGACTAACCGTCCAAAATGGGTTGGCCCCCTAGCGGGGGCCGCCATCTTCTTGCCATAATTCACAGCTTGTAAACTAACGGGCCCACCCTCCCTAGAGGGGTCCCGAGCAATTTCCGATTATGCTTGCAAATTAACGGGCCCACCCTCCCTAAGTCAAGTAGGGGTCCCAAGACATACCCTTTATGCTTTGATTTAGACGTTTACATGCTATAAAATCAAAATAGCAACAAAACAGAAGCCTGAAAAAATTCTGCAAAAATTTTTATGAAACAAGAAATTATAGACAAGCTCCCGCCAGATGTAAAAAAAGAGTTTATGAAGTATGCAATTAAACTCTCCCAAAAGAAAACCGAAAACAAAGTCAAATCTGATTTCCTTTCTTTTGTAAAACATGTTTGGCCTGAATTCATAGAAGGTGATCATCATAAAAAAATTTCTGAAAAATTTAATCGTTTGGCAAATGGCGAGTGTAAAAGATTAATTATTAACATGCCGCCAAGACATACTAAATCTGAATTTAGTTCTTACCTTTTGCCCGCGTGGATGGTAGGACGTAAACCTGATCTTAAAATAATTCAAACGACCCACACTACTGAACTCGCGATCCGCTTTGGACGTAAAGCTAAAACTTTAATTGATAGCGCCGAATATCAATCCGTTTTTAAAACTAGATTAAGAGAGGACAGTCAA